TCTGATTTATATGGCATTGGATACCAAAGACATGAACAAGCAGTAAATATTTCAAAGGGATTAATTGAAGATGAATCTCAATTAGTTTGCATTTATGGAGCAGACAAAGAAGACGATCCATTTGATGAACGTACTTGGAAAAAAGCAAATCCAAACTATAACATATCAATCGGTAAACGTGCATACGAAAAAGAAGCAAATAAAGCATTGGTAAGTGCAGCAAGTTTAAACTCATTCAAAAGATATTATCTAAATGTTTGGACACAATCAAAGGATGGATGGATTAATGATGAGGTATGGACCAAATCACATTGGGATTATGATGATAATATGTTGCGTAATTATCCATGTTTTGGTGGGCTTGATTTGTCATCACGAAGCGACATAACTGCATTTTCTTTAGTTTGGAAAATAGATGAAAAGTATTATTCTAAAAATTGGTTTTGGTTACCTGAAGATAAAGGCACACAATCAGCGGATAAAAAAAATATTCAATATCGTGAATGGGTTCGTGATGAATATATTGAAGAAACAAGTGGGAATGTAATTGACTATGATTTTATTATTTACAAACTTGGTCAGTTAAATAAGTTATATGATATTCAATCAATTGCTTATGACAACTGGAATTCACACCACATTGCTCCAAAGTTGTATGAAGAAGGATTTGAGCTAATTGAATTTAGACAAGGATTTAAATCTATGAATGCACCAACTAAAGAACTTCAGGCAATGGTTGAAAGTAAAAAGTTTAATCATGGCAATAATCCAGTATTGCGTTGGATGGTTGGCAATGCATCGGTTAAGTCTGATCCAGCTGGGAACATAAAACTTGAAAAGGACACACGTTCACCAAACAAAAAAATAGATGGGTTGATTTCAAACATCATGGCATTTGGTTTATGGCTAGAAAAACCTGAAAAATTTAACAGTTATTTAGAACAAGGCGATCTATATATAATATGAAAGTACCTAAAAAAATATTTGACGTATTAAACAATCGAAGAAATTTTGATTTTTTATTTTTTGAAATGTTAAAATTTCATAGCAGCGAAGATGCCTATGATGCTGCGGTGGATTATGTAAGAGAATATGCACCAAATTTTAAGCACTACAAAGACTATGATTCGTATAGAGTTATGTTAGCAAAAAAAAATAATATAGAAATTGAGATTCCAAAAGAAATAATCAAAGCAGTTACATATGGAATTGATGATTTATTTCATAAGCATTTAAAGGTAGTAAAAATTAGAGAAGAGGCATATAATCTTACAGTAAAAGAAATTAATAAATATTTACCTTTTTACAAACCCTATTCAAATTATATATCGTTTAAAAATATGCAATCTTTTAATTATAAAAAACAAAATGAAATCAGGAAAAACCGCAAGAAGAAAGGGGCATGATTACGAAAGAAAAATTCGAAAAGAGTTTATTGAACTAGGTTACATTGATTGTAACACTTCAAGATATGAAAGCCTAAAACTTGATGCTCAAAAAGTTGATCTCACAAACACTGGTATATTTTACGTGCAATGTAAAGCGGTCGAACGTGGCATTAATTATCATAAATTATTAGAATCAATGCCTAAAAGCAAAAAAATAAATTCAGTATTTCATAAAAAAGATAGAAAAGAAATAGTCAGTATTTATAAGGAAGATTTTTATAAAATAATAAAATTAATTAATGAAAGTTAAAATTGGTATGTATAGCCACTATGTAGGTCTTGGAATCTCATACTCCAAGTTTTCAAAATTTGGTACTCGAATGTTTACAATTGACATTTTTAAAATTTTTATTTCTTTTAAGTTCGAATAATTAAGTAAAAATAATTACGTATTTAAAAGATTTGATTATAAAAATTTGCTCGAGTGAATTTATTTGGTTTTGAAATTAAACGAATTAATCCAGTCTTATCTGCAAAAAAAGGTTTCTTAAATGCAAACTTTGGTGGAATGGTTGGAAGAACTCCAGTCACTGAAGAATCCGCAATGGGTTTATCAGCATATTGGGCTGGTGTAAGAAGAATTACCGAATCAGTGGCTATGTTGCCTGTTGAAGTTTTTCGTAAACAAAACGGAAGGCGTGAAATTATTGCACATCCAACTGAATACCTTTTAAATGCTGAAGCAAACTATGAATCTATTTCATTTGATTTTACTCAAATATTAATCACATCAGCAATCAATCATGGAAATGGTTTGGCCATTATTGAACGTGATCAGTTCGGAACACCAACATCATTGGTTAATGTGACACGTGAACAATGTGAACCAGTTAAATATGATGATGAGATTTATTGGAAAGTTCAAGTCAAAGAAGCATACAACGAAAGTGAATCATTGATGGTCAAAGATGCTGACATGATTAATCTTCGTGGCTTTGGAACTGATCCAGTTGTTGGACTTTCGGCAATACAAGCCCACAAGCAAAATCTTGGTTTATCAATTGCAGCACAAGATTATGGTTCTGATTTTTTTAACAAATCAGCAAGGATTGACGGCTTCATCGAATTTGCTGGTGTATTAAAACCAGAAACAAAAGATGCAATTAGTCAACAATGGGCTGCAAACTATGGACCAAATGGGACACGTGGAACTGCTATACTTGATGCTGGTTCAAAATATCATCGTATTGGACTTCCACCAGCAGATGCTGAATGGATTTCAACTCGTAAATTCCAAAAGAACGAGATTGCAACAATCTTGGGAATACCATCACATATGATTAATGAGATGGAGAATTCAACGTTTTCAAACATTGAACACCAATCAATTGAATTTGTGACTTACTCAATAGGTACGTGGATTGAAAAGATTGAGCAAGAATATAGACGAAAATTATTAAAAGATACAGAAAAACTTGACCATTATTTTAAGCATAACGTTGATCGTTTACTTCGAACTGATGTCAAGACAAAAGGGGAATATTATCGATTGATGACTGACATAGGAGCTTATTGCATAAATGATGTACTTGAATTAGAGGATAGGAATCCAATTGATGGTGGTGATGAAAGATATGTTCAAATTAATAGAATACCAATTGAAGACATAAAAGAATATTATAAAAAAGAAAACAATGAATAAAATAGAAAGACTTGCAGAGGTTCGAAATATAAATGAAGTCGAACGAACTGCACAATTTATAATTTCAACCGAATCCATTGATAGACATGGTACATCTTTTAAACTTGATGGTTGGGATTTATCAACTTATGACAGAAATCCAATCGTTGGTTATAATCACGTTGTAAGTGGTGACAATCCTGATACAATCATTGGAACTTCACGAGTGTTTAGAGATGGTGAAGCGTTAGTTGGTGAAGTAACATTTGAACGTGAAGGAAACAATCCTTTAGCTGACAAAGTGTTTAACAAAATGCAAGATGGTATTTTAAAAATGGCTAGTGTTGGAGCAATACCGCATGAATATCGTTACGGCAAAGAAGATGATGAGGATAAAAATACAATATATTTTACTCGTCAAGAATTGATTGAATGGTCAATTGTAAGTGCTGGGTCGAATCGTGATGCATTTAAACGAAGTGCTGACCAAGTTGATGAACTTAAAAAAACACTTGAGGTTGAAGAAGAAGAAATTGTTGAAATGGGACTTGAAACAAAATCATCTTTACGAGAATACAACAAAGTAAAAATAGTTACAAAGTACCTGTAATCAAATAAATAATTTTTGTGTTTAAAATTTAGAAAATGAGAAATAGTAAAATAATTAGAGAAGAAATAGGCGAGGTAAAAGTTGCCCTTGATGCTCTTGAAAATTTAGTTTCTGACGAAAATAGAGATTTTTCTGAAGAAGAAAAAGTGTCATTTGACACAAACATGGAGAGATTAACTGAATTAGTTGATGAGCTTCCAAAAGTAGAAAAAGAAGAAGAAATAAGAATGAAAGCAGCAAATTTAGGTGGTAGCCCAGTAGTGGCAGAAACCAAAGAAGAAAAAGAAATAGTAAGAGATTTTTCTTTCGGTAAAGCGGTACGTGCAGCATTTGGTGGAAAACTTGATGGTGTTGAATTAGAAATGGCTCAAGAAGGTCAAAAGGAAATGACTGCAATTGGTCGAAGTGCAAATGGTGTTGTTATACCATCAATGATTTTGAATCGTGCGGTTGTTACTGAAAACGGAACTTCAGGAATCGAAACTCAAAGTTTTGTTGATGCAGTTTATGCAAATACAATTCTTGATGATCTTGGTGTTACTCGTGTAACTTCAACAACTGACCAACGTATTCCAATCTTGGGTGCAGTTACAACTCAATGGGAAGGTGAAACGGATGCAGCTGCTGATGGTGGTTCTGCAATGAGCAAAAAAGACCTTGCTCCAAAAAGACTTGCAAGTTTTGTCGATTTTAGTAAACAAGCCGCATTGCAGCATAATGAATCACTTGAAGGTGCATTGAGAAACTCAATTGCTCAAGCGGTTGGAGCTAAAGTTGAATTTGCATTGTTTACAGATGATTCTGCAAATGGTTCATACAACTTTTTAGGACAAGGTAAAACGGCATTAACAAATGCAAACATCACAAACTTGATGATGGCATTAGTTGAGCAAGTTCAATCTAATAACCACAACAGAGGTAATTTAGGATTTGCAGTTTCAAATGATTTATTTAGTGAAGTTTATACGGCTGCACAAGTTAGTGGTGTTAATCCATTAATCATCAATGAAGCAATCATGGGAGTTCAAGCGAAGTTTTCAAACCAAATTGCTGACATAACTAATCCAGCGGTTTATTATGGTGACTTCTCAAAAGTTCAAATTGCACAATTTGGTGGAGTTGAAATCTTGGTTGATCCTTACACACAAGCGGTAAGCGGAACAAATAGATTAATCTTGAATTCATACTGGGATGCTGCACTTGTTCAAGATGCTGCAATTAGTGTTGGAACATTCGGATAATTCATTTATAGTAATTAGTTAATATAAAGAGGGTGGGTTTTGCCCATCCTCTTTTTTTTTAAAACCAATGATAAGAAACAAAAAAATAACAAGCTATACACCATCAGTCAATTGGGGTTTGACTTTGGTTGAAGCAAAAAGACATTTAAACATTTTAGATTTATCTTTTGATGACATCATAAATGATTACATAGCATCAGCACACTTAATGTTATGGAACGAAGCTGGTTTACTTATCAAAGGCGGTGTGACTGGGTACATGACAGAATGGGATGACTTTAGAATTGATGTTAATCCAATAGATGCATTTACAATTTATTATTATAATTCTGACAATGCACGTACTGCATTAGATTCAACAAAATACTTTTGGACAAATGGACTTTATTCTTATGTAGAAATGAAGGACAATTTGCCAAACTTATATAATCGTGATTTTCCAATTGAGATTGAGATTACAACTTTGGCAAATACTGATGACATGGTAAAACAAGCATTGCGAATGATAGTTTCGGATATGTTTGAAAATAGACAAAGCACAATAGTTGGAAGCAATATGCACAACTTGTCACGTGGGACAAAGTTCCAAATGTCAATGGTAAGCCAACGGACTGAAATATGAACATTGGTCGTTTAGATAGAAAGATTGTGATTGAATCACAAACGTTTTCAACCAACTCAATTGGTGAATATACTGCAAGTTGGTCAACGTATCACACAACGTTTGCAAATGTGCAACGTGGTTTAGGTAATGAAAAAGTCGAAGCAGATCAAGTGACATCTTCAAGCAAGGTTAAATTTAAAATTAGGTTTTTTAATGGAATTGATGAATCGATGCGTATTTCATACAATTCAAAATACTATGACATTCTTGACATCCAAGAACTTGGTCGTGAAGGTTTAATGATTAGTGCAAACAAAAAACTATGATAAACTATAAAATTGAGGGTTTTAAAGGAGTTGCACTTGAAATTCAATCTTTGGATGACAAGATGAAAAGGAGTGAAATTCTTAAAATATTAAGAAGGCAAATGCAGCCAGTGGTTGATAAGATGAAACAAAATGCACCAAATCAAAGAACCAAAACAATTAATGTCAGGGGTACTGATTACGCACCACAAGAATTAAAAAATGCAATTTCAGTAAAAACATCACCACAAAAAAAATATCCAAATGTTTTGGTTGGTCCAACTTATGGAAAAGGTAAACGAAAGTTTGATGGTTTTTATGCGTGGTGGATTGAATATGGAGTTGGAACGCATTCAGCAAATCCAACTGGAAAAAAGAATTTTATTCAGAAAACTTATTCTGAAACGAGTGATAAGATATACACTCAAGCAAGTGATAAACTTAAAAAGTATATAAAAAGAAAAGCAAAAAAATTAAATTTATAAAATTATGAGAATAGAATTAACAATGGATTATGCAATCCATACAAGAACATTACCTGAAGGATCACAATTGCGTGTTGCAAATAAATTAGGCAAAGAATTAATAAAATTAAAAGTAGCAAAGGCACTTGATGGTTTTACTCAAGAAGAAAAAATTGAACACGTTGTTGAGGTTGCAATTGCAAATGATGAAAAGCCAATTGCAAAAAAACCAAAAGTAAAAAAAATTACAACAAATAAATAATACAATAAATAATATTTGACTAAAATTTAAAAGAATAAAAAAATGCCTTCGACTGGAATATTAAATGGAACTATAGCAAAAATACAAGTTGCTGGAACAACAATAGCACACTTAACATCAAACTCATTAACGTTTGATATGTCTACAAGGGACGCAAGTACAAAAGACTCAAACGGCTGGAAGTCATCTCTCGAGGGACAGAAAAGCTTTAGCGGTTCAGCTGAAGGATTTTTTGCTGAAGATGCAACTTATGGATATGAGGATTTGTACACTGTGTTTACTGGAAGAACTTTGGTGACTGTAACTTGGACAACTGATGTGACTGGTGACAAAGAATATAGTGGTTCGTGTTATATCACTTCACTTGAAAGAACTGACGGTCTTGAGGAATCAAGCACTTTTTCTGTATCTTTTGAAGGAACTGGTGCAATAACACAAGCAACTGTTTAAAAATAAATTAAATTAAATTTAAGGGGTGGGGGTATCCCCACCTTTTTTTTTATAAAAAATATATGATTAAAATCAAAAACAAAGAGTACAAATTCAAATTCGGTTTCAAAGCACTACTAATGTACGAAAAAGAAACAGGATCATCAATTTCAGAAATGGGAGAAAGTGTGTCAATGAATATGATTGTTGAAATTGCTTATGCTGGAATGAAAGCATCAGGGGAAAAAGTTACAAAGGATTTTATTATTGATGCAATCGATGAGGACATGGGTTTAATTAGTGTATTTACTGAAACAATGCAAAGTGATTTGAGTGCATTAAATAATTTAAATGCGGAAGCAAAAAAGTAAAATTGCCATTGATTAATTTCATAAGGGGTTTTGTATTCGGTGCGTTGAAACAAAATCCTTTAAGTTTAAATAATTATACAATGGTGGATTTGTGGGATGCGTACGTTGGAAATCGTTTGAATGAAAATATAAATTCAAGATCGTTGTGGGAAACCGCTCGAATGATTTCATATGTAACGTTAAAATCACAAGGACAAAAAACAATGAAACGACCACAAGACTTAATGAAATTTGAGTGGGAAGAAGTAACTGGTAAAAAAGGAACTAAATCAAATCCATATACTAAATCAGAAATTGAACAATTAAAAAAATTAAAACCAAATTGGTTCAATTAAAATGGCAAAGAAAAGTATTAATATAAGGGCTGGATTTGATTTAAAAGCGTTTAGCACATCTCAACAAAATTTAGTTAGAAAACTTCAGGCATCAGGCAAACAGATGAAGGCGATTGGTCGTTCAATGTCAATGTCATTGTCTGCACCAATTGTTGGACTTGGTGCGGTTGCAACAAAAACATTTGCAACATTTGAACAATCAATGGCAAAGGTTAAAGCCATAAGTGGAGCAACTGGTTCAGCATTTAAGGACCTTGAAAGCACTGCAAAAAACCTTGGTATGACAACAAGATTCTCATCAAGTGAGGTTGCAGAATTAATGTTGAATTACTCAAAACTTGGTTTTAGTGCAAGTGAGATTGAAAAAATAACTGGTGCAACATTAAACCTTGCACTTGCAACTGGCGAAGATTTGGCACAATCAGCAACAATTGCTGGGGGTACTTTGAGAGCATTTGGAATGGAAGCGGATCAGATGCAACGTGTTACAGATGTAATGGCAAAATCATTTTCATCATCTGCACTTGATTTAGAAAAGTTTCAAAACTCAATGAATAAAGTTGCACCAATTGCAAACGCAATGGGTGGTTCATTAGAACATACAACTGCACAATTATCTGTGCTTGTTAACAATAGCCACGAGGCATCAACCGCTGGAACAATGTTGCGTGGTATGATGTTAACCGCAACAAAAGAAGGTTTTAATTTTGATGAAGCATTAAATAAGATTGCAAATAGTGCCAAAAAAGATGAAGAAGCTCTAAAGTTTTTTGATAAACGTGCAGTTGGTGTTGCAATTACTTTAGCTGAAAACATTGAAAAAACAAATCAATTAACTGAAGCATATGAAAAATCAGGTGGTGCAGCCAAAGCAATGGCTAAAATCATGGATGACACACTTGAGGGTTCTATGTTTAAACTCAAGTCAGCTACTGAAGCAATGGGAATTGCAATAGGTGAAAAACTTGCTCCACACGTTATTAAGGTCACAGACTTCCTTGCAAAATTAGCACAAGGATTTACAGAACTGAATCCTGAAACACAACAAATTATCATTCAATTAGCTGCAACTGCTGCGGCAATTGGTCCATTGATTTATGCATTAGGTGCATTAAAACTTGCAATGGCATTCTTGATTGCACATCCAGCGGTGTTGGTTGCAATTGCATTGGCATCTGCATTAGCTGCATTAAATATTGCAGCAAGTGAAACAAACAAGATTTTTGACAGTGTAAAAACTGCAACTGAAGCGATGGAAACTGCATATACAGAATTAGGAACTGCGGTTGACAATTTAAACAGATTAAAAAATCAAGGTTTAAAAGCATCAAAAGATGAAATAATACTTGCAATACAAAATGCAAAAGCTAAATTAAAAGAAGCAGAATCATATTTCAAACTTAATATGCAAAGGCGAAAAGAATTGGCTTTGCAAAAAAAGGAATCACTCCAACAAGCCCTTAAAGCAACTCGGCAAGTTGGTAAACAAGGTGAATTTATTGGTGCAGAATTAGCACAAACGAAACAAATTGAAGCGAACATTCTTGCAGTTGATGAAAAACTTGCAAAATTAAATGAGCAATCTTTTAATGCAACAAAAGGTATTGGTGAACTAGAAACACAATTGAAACAAATTGAAAATCTAAATCCAACCAAAGAAATAAATAAAGATTTAACAACAACCACAACAAAGGTTGAAACATTAACTGAAAAGTTTAAAAAGAAAATAAGATTAAAAATAACGGCTGACTGGTCAGGATTGGGTAAAATATTAGATGATATGAGACCCAAAATTGAAAAAAAACTAAATCCGACTGCAAAAATAAATATTAAGCCATTAACAAATGAACAACTTGGTATTGTATTTAAACCAAATATATTTGAAAAAATGGGTGCTGAAGCTGGTGAAGCATTAACTAGTGGATTAAAATCATTAGCAACTGAAGGACTTGTTTCATTTACAAACTTTTTGGGTAATGTGATAAGTGGAGGTGATGTTTCATTGAAAGATTTTGGGCAAGGTTTGCTTGATTCAATTGGTAAGTTTATGGGACAATTTGGTGAAGCAATGATTGCAATTGGTATTGCTGAAATAATGCTAAAAGAATCAATTAAAAACATGAATGGTCCGGGGGCAATTCTTGGTGGTATTTTATTGGTTGCAGCTGGTGCAGCAATATCAAACTTAAGTAAAAAAGGAATTGACACTAGTGGCGGTGGTAATGTTCCAACACCATCAATGGCTGGTGGTGGTATGGGTTCAATGGCATTGCAACCAATATCATTGGAAACAAAAATATCAGGACGTGATTTAATACTTGTTCAAAATCGTGAAAAAGGATTTACAAGATAACAAATGAGTGGTGTAATATTTAGGAGTGAATTAAGATCAGACAATAACACACGATACAAAGTTGAATTATTTGGTGACGATTACAATGGTTTGCCAAAGGTTGAAATAATTGGTGGTGCAACTGGTGGAACATTTTATATCAATAAAGATTGGCGAGATTATTTGCAAGTTGGTCAAGATTTATTTTTGTACACAAGTTCATCAACACAATCAGCAAATGTAACTGGTATATATTCAAACGGAATAACAACACAAATAACAACTGACCAAAGTTATTCAGCATCATACACACATATTGGTTCATCTGATATTGTTGCAAATCAATACAAACCAACATTTACACCTGATTTAATTGATTTAAAAACAGAATGGAAAGGTGAAGGGAATGAAATACTTGGTTCAATAAAGTCATCAAGCACATCAGTCACATATGCAAATAATAATCGTTATTTTGATAGGTTCTTTGAACAATACCAAATCACACAAGATAACAAACTTAAATTATTAGTTTATAGATACACAACAGATTGGGAACTTGATTGGGCTGGTATTATTGTAATGGACCTTGTTCAATGGTCAAATATAGACAAACCAAGACCATATACATTTAAAGCTATTGATGGACTTGATGCACTTAAAAAATACGAGTACACACAAACAACATTATCAGTTAATAAAATACAAAGCAACATATTTGAGATTCTTGACATACTTGGATTAAAACAATTTTGGGGTTCATCAGATGCTTACATTCGTGAATCAATTGAATATCAATCACGTGTACTTGAAGCAACTACAACAACGGATGATTCACCAATTGATTACACATATATTCCTGACAATATGTTCATTGGTGATACAAACAAAAATCCGGTGCAATACATATCATATTATGATGCACTAAAAGGATTAATGGATTTGTTTAGTTGTCGCATATACCATGCCGATGGTGTGTATTGGATTCAGCAAGTAAGAAATTTTGATGCAACAACAATCAAATATCGTGAGTATATAAAAGATGGTACTTATACCGATAACACATACACACATCAAAAGTCAGTTGGTAATTCAGGAATTGAAAATTTAAACATATTAGCTGGTGGAACATTTGGATATTTTGCTGGTGCATATCGAACAAGAATTTTAGCAAAGCAACACATTGAGGGTAAACTTGAGATTGAAGGCATAACATTATCAAGTAGAAAGGCATCAATTGAAACAAGAAGCATTAATATTGGAACAATAAAAAGTGATGGTGTTGGTCATATAAGGGTTGCAATGAGAGTGAGAACCGCAACTGGTCAATATGGAAATCATACATCAAACTTTTCATGTAATATTGATATTGAATTAAAAAGTGGCAATCGTTACATTAAAGGAATAGGTAACCCACCACAACTTGAAGCTGAATGGTATAATGATTCTGTTTCAACAAATCGAAAATGGACTAAAATAGTTAAAAACTCAAGTAATGCAACTTATGTTTATTTTGATGCTCCAACAATAGACTTTGAAGCTAAAGACATGATTTTTCAAATTACAACAACGTATGATGGAAAGGATGAGTTTAGAACAATGGCAAACGGAACAAGTGGTTTTTCAAATGCTTTTTATATTGATGATATAGAAATTTTATTTCCACAAGAATTAAGTGACGATAATAACACAATGACTTTAGAAGTAGAAAATCCAAGTGGTTTTTATACAAAAGAAGTTGAACTTGATCCGTTGATTATTGTTGATTCAGAAATTGGTACATCAACAATTGCAAAGATTCAGATTGATGAAAATTACAACAATACACAATCATTTAGTTTGGTTGAATCAACAACATGGGATTGTGATTTTGACACATACCCATTTTTATCTTATGCTCGTGTAATGGAAGCAATGTCATTACAAACAAAGCCAGTTGAAAAAATAATGAGTACAATTGTTGGTGATTACTATCCATTCCAATCATTAGCATACAATGACAAGGTGTATGTGTTTAGTGGTTGCACACGTGATTATGGAATGGATGAGGTAAGTGGTGAATGGTTTGAACAAATATCTGCAAGAACTGGTGTTGGAATTAAAAGAATAAAAGACATCATTGATCCAGCTGATATATCAACAAACAATGGTGAGGTGGTTGAAAACACTAATAAAATTTATCGAGGTATTGAAGAACTCACACCAATGCTTAACTCATCAGACACATATGCAGTGTTCCAAAAAAATAGAGTTGTTGCTGATGGTGGTGTTTTTGAAGGTGTTGATTATGTTGAAGAATTTTTTCCTGATAATCACGTTGTTCAACAAATAAATATTCCACCATATACTGGTGATAGAATTTATCAAGGGGATATTTTGAGTGTTATTAACTCAAACAACAATAATGAAACAGATTATTTTGAAGTAACATCCGATATTGATGTTGGTGCAGTAGTTATTCCAGTAGTTCAAAAAGAAACAACCTATCCAATAAGTGAAGGTGACATTCCAGTCTTTAAGAAAGGTGAAGTCACTGAATCAAACAAAGTACGTGCGGATTTATTTCAAATGAAAGGGAATGCACTTGCTCCAACACCTGAAGGTGGTGGTGACTATTTTAAAAATGGTGAATTTATTTTAAATGGTCCATACATTTATTGGAGGGATTTTAATGGTGACTATTATCGTGCAACTGGCACACCACATACTCCTTAATAATGCCAAAGATGCCACACAAAGTTTATTCATTTAAAGATGATAAACCAAAGAAAAAAAAGAATTGGTTGAAGGACCAAGCAGATTTAAAATTTTACAACACATCAAGGTGGCGAAAATTATCACTTGCATATAAGATGCACAATCCAGTGTGTGAAATTGTCGATTGTCATCAATCATCTTACTATACTGACCACATTGTTCCAGTGTCCGATGGCGGTGATAAATGGGATGAAAATAACTTTCAAGCATTGTGTCGATCTTGCAACGCATCAAAAACTGCCAAACAAAGTAAAAAAGTTTACACTAATAAATTTAGTTAGCCTTACAAATTTGCATCAATGATTGGAGGTGCTATCTATCAACTGCTAAATGTTACATCAATAACAAGTATCGTTGAACAGTTGAATTATGGACTTGCTGCGCAAGAAAATTTGTTTCCTCGTGTTATTATTACGGAACAATCTACGCCTGAAAACTTTAAGGATGGATACTCAATAATAAATCACGATGTTGAAATAAACATTTTTGCAAGTAAAGTCAAAGATGGTAATGGTGGATTTGCTGAAGCATCAAATATTGCTGATAAAATTGATTTGATTTTAAATCGATTTAAAGGTGTTAGTGGTGGCAAAACAATTCAGCAAATTTATTTAAGCAATCAGGAAATAATGTTTGATTCAACTTCGCAATGTGCGAGAGTGATCATGGAGTATAGTGTTAGAGAAAGTATTTAGATAAATGACAATAGAGGAATTAGTTGCTTTAAAAGGCGGAAAATATGCAGACAATGGTGCGGTTGTAACTGGCACAATTGCAACAAATTATAGATTTTTAGTCGTAAATGAAGACTGTTTGTTCAGTTCATTAACTGATGTTTTAGACAACAACATTCTTACAGAATGGGGATTGACTGGAAAGACATTGACCAAAGGGATGGTAATTGCTCCAGCGAGTGAACGACCATTTAAGACTGTAAGTGTTGCAAGTGGGTCTGTATTATTGATCAAACTTTAATGATTGGATTTGGTGTTCAATATAGTGCAATAAAGACATTCGATTCAATTGGTCGGATTCTTTTTGAGGCATACAAATTAAGAGTGTTAACTGATGGGGGTGTGGTTGAAAATCAAAGTTGTACAATTAATAATTTAAACAGAATCAAATGAGTATTTTAGACAAAGCAAGTTTAATCCAAATACCAAGCGGATATAAATCAACAAAACTATATTCATTAAGACCAATCAATGGAAATGGCGACTTTGATTTCTCTCGTTCATCAAGTGCAACGAGGGTAAATAGTGAGGGGCTGATTGAGGAAGTGTCGGCAAACATTCCTCGCTTGGATTCAAGCGATGGTGCAAGTTGTGCGAGTTTATTACTGGAAGGGCAGAGAACTAATATAGAAACTAAAAGCACTGATATAAATGGTTGGTCGTTAGCAAGTAATGTTACAAGGACTGCAAGCTATATAACTTCTCCAGACGGAACAAGTAACGCAACAAGATTGCAATTTACGAGCAGCGGATTTCTTGGTAATACTTTTCAAGTAAGTGGAACTGAATATACTGTTTCTTGCTATGCAAAAAGAAATGATACAAACACTCAATCATTTGGATTCTTTACAAATGGAAGTGGTGCGGTTAATAGTGCAATGTCGTTAACAAGCGATTGGAAAAGATTTGAATTTACATATACTTCAACAAATAGTAGCTATGTAGGTTTAGCTGGTTCAAGTGGTGCTGACGTATCTGTATTTGGATTCCAAGTTGAGGCTGGAAGTTTTAGCACTTCGCTAATCAATACAAGCGGAAGCACAGTAACTCGCACAGCCGATGTCTGCAACAATGCTGGGACTTCATCGACCTTTAATTCAGAATCAGGGGTTTTATTTGCCGAAATAGCAGCGTTGGCTAATGATTCAACTTACAGACAAATCAGTCTTTCCGATGGAACTGCTACCAATAGAATATCTTTATTTTATCAAAATACGAGCAATCAAATAGCGGTTGAAAGTGCAGGAAGTGGGACTAATTTAGGCATATATAATCAAAACCTAACGATAACTAATTCAAATAAAATTGCAGTTAAATATAAAGTAAATGATTGTGCATTATGGATTAATGGCGTTGAGGTTGCAACTGACACTTCTTTTGCTGCGTTTTCGAGTGGAACGTTTACAGAATTATCATTTAATAAAGGTGATGGTTCACTTGATTTCTACGGCAAATGCAAACAACTAATGGTCTTTGATGAGGCTTTGAGTGATGAGGAATTAGCAACATTAACAACATAAAAAAATGATTTTTAAGAAATACGAATTTACAGATAAGCAATGGAAAACCATTAGACCAACCTTATACAATAAAGATGAGGAAGGTAACGAAACATTAATCGAATCCATAAACGCAATCGTTGAGATAGGACACATTTGCAAAGCATTTGATGAGGAAGGGACTTGTACTGACCTATCTACTATGTATAGCGTGGATATGTTATTAAACGAAGAGGTTGAAAGTTTAGAAGATTACGAGGTGTATCCTGATCCAGTAGGTGTTCACACATTCGCTGGAGATGACTCGCTTTATTTAAAGGCTTATTGTGAAAAATATCCTGAATCAACATTTTGTGTTGTTCCTGAAATGGATGAAGAAGAATGAAAACTTATTTAACATCCATATTGAAAGTCATTATACTATTTTTTGCACCAATTAAACCGCTTATAATTTTAATTAGTTTAAGCACAATTATTGATACTGCATTTGGCATTTGGAAAGCCAAACAATTAAACGAAAAAATTACATCCAAAATATTTAGAAATGGACTCGTTCCAAAACTAATTTCATACATAACAACCATTATGATGGTGTATGGTTCGGATGTGTTTATCATTAACGAACTAACAAAAAGCGTTGTGGATGTGGAATATCTTGCAACCAAAATTGTTGCACTTACATTGATAAGCATTGAAGTTAAGTCAATGGATGAATCATTTATTGCAGTCAAAGGATATTCGTTTATTGATAAATTCAAGCAAATGATTTCCAAGATCAAGGATGTTAAAAAACAAATATGAGGGCAATTCATAAGATAATCATTCATTGCACTGCAACACGTGTAGGGGATGACATCAGCGTTGATACAATACGTAAATGGCATTTGGCACGTGGATGGTCGGATTGTGGTTATCATTATGTCATTGATATAAAAGGCAACATAAATGCTGCTCGACCAATTGAATTAATGGGAGCACATACCAAAGGGCAAAACAAATATTCAATAGGGGTTGCATATGTTGGCGGTGTGGAAGCAGATGGCAAAACACCAAAAGACACAAGAACAAAAGCACAAAAGGATTCAATAATTAGACTTGTAAAAAAGTTAAAAGGTTGCTATCCTGACGTGTCAATACATGGACATAATGAGTTTTCAAACAAAGCGTGTCCATCATACAATGTAGAAAATGAAAAGGATTTATTCGGATGAATGGGTTGACATTTTTAACAAGTATCCGCAATTTGATAATGAGCAGCGTAATACTTATTATAAAAGAATCGGTGACTTAACTGGGAAAAAACAATCATCAGTTAAAAAATACTTCTTAAATTTAAAATCCAAAATTGATTCTTATTGTGAAATGGCCGGTGTGCCAACTCACAACGTGAAACATGGTTGGGTTAAAAGCAAAGACACATCACTATTTTTTAAGAATCCTGACTTTGAGGGTGCAGTTGATTATGATAAAATTCGTGAACAACTGATCAATGACTTAAAAGATTATGCTCCAATCTACCCACGATTAACAAGGACCAAAATTCAAGATGGACATTTATTGGTTGTTGATCCAGCTGATGTACACATTGGCAAACTTTGTGAAGCATTTGAAACTGGTGAGGACTATAACTCAAACATTGCAGTTCAACGTGTGAAGGAAGGTGTGCAAGGCATTATTGATAAATCACGAGGGTATAACATAGACCAAATACTTTTCATTGGTGGGAACGATATACTTCACATCGATTCACCAAAACGAACAACGACATCAGGCACACCACAAGATACGGATGGGATGTGGTATTCAAACTTTCTTATGGCAAAACAATTGTATGTTGATGTACTTGAAATGTTGCTTCCATTGGCGGATGTTTGCTTTGTTTTTAATCCTTCAAATCATGATTTCATGAGTGGTTGGTTTCTCGCCGATGTCATACAAAGCTGGTTTAGAAATAATAAGAACATGACCTTTGATTGCTCGATTGCACATAGAAAATATTATCAGTATGGTCAAAATCTTATTGGCACAACACATGGGGATGGTGCAAAAATGAATGATTTACCATTGCTTATGGCAGTTGAAGCAAAAGAATATTGGGCAGACACAAAGCATCGATACATTTATACCCACCATGTTCACCATAAGCAATCGAAAGATATAACTTCTGTAAATATTGAGTCATTGCGTTCACCAAGCGGAACAGACTCATGGCATAAAAAACAAGGATTTTTGTCAATGAAGGCTTTGGAAGGATTTCTGCACCACAAAGATCATGGCCAAGTGGCAAGGTTTACGCATTTATTTTAATTATATCTTCACAAAGTTCTTGTGGTATTTTAGAACGTTCATAGTTGTTTTTCAATCCTTGCGTTCCAGTCTTTGAACCACGTGGTGCTTCTTCGTGATGGCATCGTGTATTTCCATTCCAACATTGTGGTCTTGGTTTCCAACCAGTTGGATTAAACATGGGATTATAAATATTGTTTGACCATATGTCAGTTGGCTTTGCTCTATGGTCACCATATTGACAATACCAAATCGTTGTTCTTGGAATACCTTTCATAAAATCCATTTTGCGTAAATATCCGCGTGGATTTTCAATGTAGTATTTGCAATCAAAATGATTGATTAATTTTAGTGTATTTAAAATCAACTTATCACTTTTTTTAGCAAACTTTGTTTTTGGTTTACCATTATTTCTATGGTGACTTATAGCGGCGATTGAATATGTTGTGCATGGCGGTGATGCCCATATTAAATCAGGTTCAAATGGTATCATATTAGGAGTCAAAAATTCTATGTCTTGCACTAAATTTATGTCATCAAAATCTTTGACATCTACACTAAACACATTGTGACCATAAAATTCTGCAACCTTACCAATCGAACGAGAACCAGCAAACAATTCAAGTACATTCATAAAACAATCTGCAAAGCAATAACACCAAGTGCAATCAATAATGATTGTCGTGTGCGTTTAAGTTTGTGTTGTTGTCTTTGATTGCTATTTAATACAACATCATAACGTTGTTTAAGGGTATTTAAGGCGTGTTGAGTGCGTTCAAAGTTTGTTTGTGTGCTATCTATTAACTCAATATACTTGTGCTTTTTAATGGAGTTTATTTTCGCTTGAGAAACAAGAGAATCTTTTTGCAACAATTCAACATAAATATCATCCATTTGACCAATGGTAATAGCAACCAAAGTATCACCAGTTTTTTCATCGATTAATGCGGTTTGCGAATAGCTTAATGCGTTCAGAAGAAGGAAGTATATGATAATTAGATATTTCTTTTTCATAATATAGTTTGATTGTATCTGATTGTTTTTCCAAGCTATCTAATTGTAAATAAATAGTATCGGTATTGGTTAGGATAGGCGGTTGTATTATTTCTTGTTTATTGCGTGTTAAATCATTAATAATTATAAACGAAACAATCAATACAAATCCAAGTGTAAGAATGTAGTATTTCATAATTGTTCTTTGACTTTATGCCAGTAAGAAATTGTGCTTGGTTTATTGTGTCCATTTGGTCCACCATTCCAAACACGTGCAATGCGTTCAGGCGTTCCGTTGGGTGAATAGTGTTCTTTTATGATGTTAAATATATCAATAGATTTTGTTTTGCTCCATCGGTCATTTAAGGTGTATTGATTGCGTTTTAAAATGCGATTAACATCCTTAATCATTATTGGTCTAATCTGCAAAACACCACAAGCATCTTCAGACTTATTCCAAGCATTTGGATTATTGCGTGATTCAACATAAATGATTGCATCAACTAAATTATCCCTTGCCACACCATCAGGTGATGATGTGGGTTGGAATAAATAAATAAACAATAAATGAAAAATCACAGATTTACAATATTTTCTTCAGTTAGACTGTCCATTAACTTTCCAAAGTTTGTCACCAGCTTGTCGTGGATTTCATTTTTACTATCTTGTTTGTCAAGTAAATCACAAGCATCCACAACAAACGATTCCAGCGTACGTGACACACGTTTTATGTCACGTTGAACCCTAACGCCATTTATTTTGACATCATCAAGCAGTGGAATCATTTCAAGTGAAAGCAGATATAGCTTAATTAATGGGTTCATCTAAAAAACTGCATTTTATTTGGTACTTTAAATATTGCACACAATTGAATATGATCTTTAAATAATAACCTTTCAGTTTCACACTTATCTTCATAGGATTTTAAAGCGTGTATAATTGTTGAATGATCTCGAAATCCCATTGTGTTACCAATTGTTTTAAGCTTTAAATTTAATATGGTCCTTAAAAAATATATTGTCGAGTATCTTGGTTGAATTATTTCTTGCTTTCTTGTTTTAGACAAGATAATTTCTTGCATATCAATAGCAGTTAAATTGCCATACAAATCTTTTATAATTGATTTATTTGCATAATACTTTGAAACCTGATATTTAATTGCATCAGTTGTTGTGTAATCAGGTAACTGTTTATTTATGTCATAAATATCAAATGCTGGAAGCAAATAAGGATGAATGTTTTTCATTTGGTAATAAGCGAATCTTTAGTGTATGTTATTTTAGGCACTGGGATTTGTTCACCATTTTCATCAATATAATTTGCACCATGTTTCATTGCTGCAAGTGCTTGTTTAGATTGCATTTCAAAGTTTTTTAAGTCTTGATGAATCATTTGCCATTGCTCTATGTGCTTAAAATCATAGCGTGTTGCTCCATTTCTTCGTTCAAATTTGATTCCATGTAGTTCAAACGACTTGCCATACTTTTCTGATTCCTCCAGTGCAATATGTTCAATGTCCTTGATTGCTTGGTCAATTTCACGTTTGTACTCTTTTAGGTCTGCATATGAAATTAATGGATCAGCTGAACCCTCAATCACGTTGGCTGCTATTTCATTAAAATGGGATTTCATCAACTTGATTATTTAATTGTTTAAACTCTAAAGATGATTGTATTTTTTCCTTTATAAAATCAGGAAAAGAATCATACAATTCTTGCTTAAAATCTGAATAAGTCAGTTCTTGTTTATCGTTAACTTGATCAGGACAATCCATCCCTTTTGGAAGCATGGACACACTTGCAATGTTTGCATATGTTTTGCCATTTCCTAATGTTTTGTGCGTAATAGATAAAAGACAAGGCACACCAAGTAAGTTGGTCACATCAAATGATTGTGCTTCTTTGTCAGTGAATGATTTACCACGCCAAGATTCAAGGAATGCACGAAGGGTTGATTTTTCGTGTAGTGATAATGTAAACTCCTTTGCAATGACACGAGGTTGTTCTCCTTTGTCTTCATTAAATACCAGTAATTCGGTTGGTAATTCCCAAGTAATTCTGACTTTATTGCGTTGTTTAGTTTCCCCATTAAATGTTTCTTCAATCGTACCAATATGTATCATTGAATAACATCTTGCTGGATATGAACCAGCTGGTATGATTTCAATTGATGTTTGATTTGATTTGCTTGTTGCTATAATACTCATAAATTTTTGTTTAATAATTCTTGAAATTCAATTAAGATTTTGCGGTTTGCTTCGTTATTTATTAGAGCTTTTTTAGTTAATACTTTAAAATGAGGAAGATAGGAACTGCATAATTTCCTTTTTCTTCCTAAAATATCATTGAGAGTGTTGATTGATCCATTTAATTCTTGAATTAAATCAATTCTTTCATTTATTGTAAGCTCTTTTCTTAATGATGCAGATTGTTTTTGACTTAAAAACTTGTTCATTTAAAATTTTGTCTTATCTTGGGACAATATTATATAAAATTATATAATAAATATATAATTATTTATTAACAATAATGAACAAAGGTCAAAGATTGCTGCACAATATTATGATTGGCAATAAATTAAGTCAAGTGGAACTTGCTAAAGAATTAGGCATAAACGCTCCGCAAATATCAGGGTATATGACTGGTGGCACAATCATGAGACAAAAAAAATTCAGAATGTTAGCTGAAAAGTATCCTGAATATGTAAAAAACGAAGAGTATACCGATGACATAACAAATGCTAACGTTATGAAAATACCATTAGTTAGTAATTACATAAGAGGTGTATCATTTAACAAACACATTGTTGATTCATTAATGATTTATGTAAACAAAGAAGATCAAACAGGTGATTATTTTGTTTTTGAAATTAAAAGTGATTCAATGGAAGATTTAAGCAGTATAAGCATAAACGATAATGACAAAGTATTAGCTTTAAACATTCCAAATAATAACTGGAACAATTTACATTTTCGAAAATATTTATTTATAATTATAAACGATGGTATTGTATGCACACAAATAACCAATATAAATAAAGACACTGGAGACATTACTTGTCACTATTTAAATCCAACATATGATGATCAAATCATTAATTTTAAAGATGTAAAGCAATTATTTTACGTTAAAAAAGTGATCGAAAGGTCCATATCTTTATAGAAATGTTATAGTAAAGAAGTTAAATGTGTTCGTAAGTAGCTTACTTTCAATAGTTTGTGAAAATGCACAAATTGCCAACTGAGCTAATCCCCCATATATTTTACGAAGATAAAATTTACTTGCAATAATCCTTGTGTTTTAGCGGTACTCCAAGTAAAACAAAGGGGTTGAAGTGTTTGTTCATTTTAAGGTATATGCAAATATAAACAATAATCCGACTACTTTAGGCGGCAAATAAGTTGGTGTAGGCGTGTATTTTTATAGAAATGTTATAGGATTTAGTTAGATTTGTTTCGTGGCATCGTTTAAATTAAATCTAAGAATTAGTGATATAAAGAAAAATCTTGATGTACCTATTTATATTATAGCTACTGATGGCAAACCTTACTATATTAATCTAAAAGTGTTTTGTAAAAAGTGGGATTGGGACTTTAAACAGAACAAACCAAAAGACTTTGAATTTAATGAGTTCTGCCAAAAGAAGATAAAAGCAATACACAATGAATATCTAAAGAATGGATTTAATGTTAAACGATTTAAGCAGATTGTTGCAAATAATGGTAGCTTTTTAGAGTTTGCTAAACAAATTGAAGCTGATATTAAAAAAACAAGCGTTGGAAATGCAGCAGCATACAAAGTGGCCATAAATAGTTATTCCAAATTTATGGGAGGTGATATACTATTTTCAGATATTAATCCAGCTAAAATTGCTGAATACAAAGAATGGTGTCGAATCCAAGGCCTTGTTGTTAATTCTCAAAGTTTTTATCTTAGAACGCTTAAGGCGATATGGAGAAGACATTCAAAAACATCAAACCCATTTGATGGACTTATGCCACAAAGCACTAGAACAGAAAAAAGAACCTTGCAAGAACAAGGATTACTTCAATTTTTAAGGTATAAATCAAATAACAAGATTAATCAAGTTGCTGTAGATAAGTTTAATTTAATGTTTTATATGTGTGGTGTGAATTATTTAGATTTATTTTACGCTGAAAAAGATCAGTTGCAGGGAGATTACTTTGTGTTTAGTAGAAAGAAGTTAGGGGAAAGGGGTAATGTAACAAAAATATGGGTTAGTGATCTAGCTATGAAACTACTTAATAAATATAAAGGAAAAAACATGTTGCTCAACTTTTCAGAAGAAGTAAATTTTGAGTCAACAAATTACAGGTCTAGTTTAAGGCGGCTGAATAATCGATTAAAAATGATAGGAAATAAACTAGAATTAGGAAGAATAACAACTAACGTGGCCAGACATTCGTTTGCAACAATTGCACGAAACAAAGGTGTACCATTGGACATTATTAAAATGTTGTTATCACATACAGATAATTCGGTTACTGGAATATATTTAGGCGATTACCCAAAAGATATTTTAATTGAAAACATCAAAAAAGCTACTTTGCTATAATATCATTCATTTTTGATAAATATAAGGTTTGCAAACCTATAATATGAAGCATTTCTGTAATGTACTTTTTGCTATAAATGCTTTCTGTGTTTTCAATACAAGTTTCAATAAAATGATTCAATAAATCATTATTAACTTTAATATAATCAGATGCACTTGCATGATTAAATATTTCCTCAACTATTTCTTTTAATTTTTCTTCTTTACTCATATTTAATTTTTAATTTATATTGCGTTTTAAATAATATTATTTGACAAATAAACGATAAAATTCAAACATTTAAAAAACTTTTTTAAAAATAATATAATGAAAAATAATATTAAGAAAAATAATATTAAGAAAAATAATATTAAGTCTAGAATATTAAAGATTGCAGAATACAAAGGGATTAAAAAAGAAAATTTTTTAAAATTAAATGATTTATCAGCATCTAATTTTAGGGGAAATGCTTTTAATATGTCGTTAAGATCAGATTTTATTGATAAAATTTTATCAAAATACAAAGACATAAATGCTAGGTGGTTGTTAACTGGTGAAGGCAACATGGTATATCCTGAATTTAATAAAGAAAATTTAATACCTTTATATGATGGAGTTTTTCAAGCTAACAAAGAAGGAGTTGGTTTTATTAATGTAGCTAAATTGTTTCAAAAATCGTTTGGTTTTTTACGCATAACAAACGACTCAATGGCTCCAGATTACACCATTGGAAGTTTAGTGTCAATAGGTCATAAAATTGATGATATTGATTTAATTGTTTCAGGGCAAGATTATGTTATTGAAACAAAAGAATTTAGAATTTTAAAAAGGCTTTATGTAAATGACAATAATGATTACATTGATTGCATAAGTTTAAATGATACAGTTATTAAAACAAGCACGAAATTAAAATATCCATTGTTTACCATACCAAAGTCTAAAATAATAAATATATATTCAGTGAATGGTTTACTTAAATTTTATAACATAAGCATTTAATTATGTTTATCTCAAATATGATCCGTTAATTTTTGCTTTATATTTAAGTAAGCTATTAAGCTCGTATTTTATAGGTGAGTTTATAGAACTTCCTTTTTCATAGTTAAGCTCGTTTTTTAGCCTTAATGATTTTAATTTATCTCTGCCACAATTTAACATTTTTAAAGTCTGTTGAGTGGTTAACATGACACATGAATCTAATAGCTCATTTAAAACTGCCTTTGCAGCTTCTTGAGCTGCGTATCTCACCAAATTGTTGTCTCGTTCATTCATAATTCTTTAATTTTTTCATTAATGTTAATTTTATTTTGTAAATAATTAAGCTGATAATTAAGCGTTTTTATGCGTTCATTTAAATCAGCAAATTCAGTAAAATATTCATTATTTTGTTGCTCTAAATAACAAGCATAATGAACCAAATTATTTAGCTTATCAAGTTTATTTTGCTTATCTTTAGGTATTTCAATAGAATGTGTATTAATGTTCCCAATTTTCATACCAGCTTGACGTTGCATTGCTAAATCTATTGAGCTAATTATTGATTTTGCTTCTTTTATTATCTTTCTGTGGTCCATAATTAAAACAATACTTGTTGAAGTTGATGGTTGTGCAGTCTTTTAATGGCTGCATCATAATATTCTTTGTCTAATTCACAAGCAGTAAGGTCAAACCCAAGATTATGGCAAGCAATGGCAATTGAGCCACTACCTAAATGTGTATCAAGTACCATATCACCTTCCTTCGCATAATTCATTAAAAGCCATTCGTATAATTTAATAGGTTTTTCTGTTGGGTGTATTCTTTCTTGTTTTTCTTTCATATTTTGTTGCAAAAATCCGTGCCATCTCCATTCGAACTTTCTAACCGACGTTTTAAATGATGTCCAAGCTAATTCACAATCAGCATAATAATTTTCTCCATTTTTTTTATCCCAAACAATAAAACAAGAAGTGGCCTTTAAATAATCTAAAAAATAATTTCCCCCCCAAATAATAAGGTTTTTGCTAACTCTTTCTAATTCATTAAAATATTCTTTTGTAGGTATTTCGTTGTCCCAATCCCCAACGTGATAATCTTTTTGTTTTATGTGTTTATTTTTCCCAGTATCTGCTCTTTTTAAATTTGCGTTAATCCCATAAGGAGGATCAACAATAGCAAGGTCAAAATGATTATCTTCATACCTTGCCATTAAGTCAATATTATCTTCGTTTGTAATATGTATCAAAATGGGGTTGATGTCGTTTGATAATTAGGTATTAATGGATCAATTACTTGTTCTTCTTTTGCATAAGCATAATGCTTTTTGTTAGTTATCACATCAAATTCATAAAATCTTTGGGTTGCCCAATCAATGTTTAAAATAGCTTCACCAATTTGTCCATAATGTTTAGGCTTTACTTTTTCAATAGTGATGTTGTATGGCTGGTTATTTTCTTTAGAATGTTTATGTACGACAAGAATATTACGACCATTATTGTTCCATTCAGAACCGCCCATTAAATCATAAACACTAGGCTTTTTTACTGATCCTTCCTTAATTTGCTTTGGATCAGGATTTTTTGGATGTATAACGATAAATGAATGCATCATGTTAGATTCCATAAATCGGTTTCTAAATGATAATATTTTTCTTAAATAATCAGGCTTTGTAGGTTCTCCTTTGTGATTCATGTAGTTCCAAGAATCTATAACTGCTGAATTACATTTAGCTTCTTTTGCGTAATTCCAAAACGCTTCAGGGTCTATGTGTTTAGATGCTGAAATAAATTTAAACTTATCAAAAAAATAACTTGAATGCTTTGAAATTTCCCTTTCAGTTATAGTGTTTTTATAACCTTTTGCAAACGTTTTACCAGTAATTTTTTGTATTAAATTAGAAATTACTTCAATGTCTGATCCATCATCAGGCATATACAAACAATGCTTCCAACCCTCGTTCATTGTCAAACCAATAATTATTTCTTTTAAAAATAAAGATTTGCCAAAAAATGGATAACCAGTAATGTCTGTGCATCCACCCTTAACAAAGCTTAATAATTCATCAAAAGGTTTTAGTCCTATTTTACTACCTTTAGGAATACCATGCTTATGAAGGTGATATAATTCCTCTAATATGTCTCCATTAGACTTAATCATATTATTTTAGTCTTTATATAAAATTGATTCATGTTTACGAATCGATCCAGTTTATCCTGGCGAGACATAAATTCAAGCGTTATATATTTAAAATTGCTATCTATATGATGCTGATCTTTAGATGCATTATGCATGGCCAATAAAATATCCTCTTTTGTATAGCCTTCTTTTAATCTAGCTTGTAATTGCTTTTTTGCTTTTGTTCCTAAAACTTTTGACTTTTTACCAAAAATTGAATTAAACTGACTGATGAGTTTTTGCTCATCAATGGGTATTACTTTCTCTTTCTCTTTCTCTTTCTCTTTCTCTTTGCCTATTGAGTTGGGTTTTGTTTGGGTTTGTGTTTGGGTTTCTGTTTGGGTTTTTGGTCTGCCTCCTTTTTTACCATTCTCACGATTCTTATTAACCATTAACAATCTATTGTCACAACTATTAATAATTAGTTTATTAGATTCAATGCTGATTAGTTTTAATTCTTTTAATCTATTTAATATCGAATTAATTTCATCAGTGCTGCTATTCCATTTGCGTACCCATACATTAATATTAATATCAACGTTACCATTGTTGAGCATATACGTGTCAATTAATTCACGATATGCACCACGTTCAGATAATGTTAAATCAAATACGGCATCACTTGTTTGCCAGTCTTTAGGGTAAAATGTATATCCCAATTTAGACATTACCTACAAGCTTTGAATTGATTAATAATTAAATTGTAATCCATCTCGCTTACGTGATCTTTAACAATCTCTTTCAATGTGTGTATAGCAGAATAGCGTTTTGTAGGGAATAATGATTCTTCAGCTATCTGATACAATGATTTGCCATTTCTTTGACCAACGATGTTAATCTTGCCCTCCATGTATAAGTCACTGCATCTCTTTTGAGTATTGTTTACATTGTTGTTTAAATTAGATACATTGTTTGATATTTCTTCGTATGTGAAAGATTCATTGTGATAATCTTTTAAATACTTTAAAATAAAAAATTTAGTTGATCTTCTTCTTTGCGTGTTGCTTTCATTTACAAAAGCCTTTAAACTTGATTTTGTCATAATATTTAATAAAAAAGCCCACCAGCAAGAGTGTGATATCAATTAAACTATACTAAAGATTACTTGCTGGGAGCTTAATGTTTTTTATGTAAGCTAATAATATCACTTTGCAAACATATAACAAATAATAAATAAAATGCAAACAATTAGCTAATTAATATGATTTATATGTTTACTTTAATGTAATTTTTAGCAATATTAATTAATATATTATATAATAATTATATATTTGTGTTAGGGATAGGGGGGTTTTAAATCCACATCTATTTGTACTACATAAATATATAA